ATAGGTGGTCTCATTATTGATAAACATTATGGAGTATGGATGGATATATGGTCTCAATTAACTCATACACACGAAGATATGAATAAATTGAGCCGTATGCTTAGTGGACGACTAACCAATAATAATGGCAATTCTAGATTATATATTCCTCTACAATTTTGGTTCTGTCGTAATCCCGGATTAGCATTACCATTGATCGCTTTGCAATATCACGAAGTTAAAATTAATATTCAATTTAACAGTAATTATGTTTATGCTAATCCATTAAATAATCAACAATATTCTTATTCTGATAATACTACTCCCATTTTAAATAAAGTATCCGTATATTGTGATTATATATTCTTAGATACTGATGAACGGCGTAGATTCGCTCAAGTATCACACGAATATCTCATCGAACAAATACAATATTCTAACATTTTACCTGTTGTACCAGGTCCTAACCAAATAGAAATGCATTTTAATCATCCCGTTAAAGAAATTATATGGGCTTTACAAAGAACACCACAAACATCTACTGAAACACTTGTTAGTCCTTTTGACTTTTGGCAAATTAATACCTCTACTATTCCTCCTACATATGATAACGATTTAACACTTAAAGCACAAATTAAATTGAATTCGTTAGATCGATTCAAAAGACGTGAAGGTACATATTTTCGATGTGTTCAACCATATCAATACCACACAGGCGGTGACCGTCAAGTTGGCTTCATTAGTCCTATACCCGTTCCATATTATGACTATCTTGTTGAACCATTTGGCGGATTTTACACATATTCATTTGCTTTAAATCCAGAAGAACATCAACCAAGTGGTACATGTAACTTCTCACGCATTGATAATTCAATATTATCATTAGATCTAAATACTCAAGTCGCTAATATACGTATATGGGCTATTAACTATAATATTTTAAGAATTATGAGTGGTATGGGTGGCGTTGCCTATAGTAACTAAAAATATATATATTATATAGTAATAATGTCACTAAATACGGATAATACTAAAAAAGTAAAGATCGGTTTACTCGCCGGATTTACTGCTCAGGGTAATAATTCTATCGCTATAGGTTATAACTCCGGTTATACTAATCAAGGTGACCATTCTATAGCTATTGGTGCTAATTCATCTGCTATTAATAGTGACTATTCTATAGTTATTGGTGATAGTGCTGCTTCTAAACTAGATATATCGAATCAACTAGTTGTTGGTTTTGATGCTAGTAATAATTTAACAGGTGGTATATATGGTATTAATTTAGGAAAAAATAATCTACAACTCGGTATTAATACAAATAATCCACTATATACATTAGATGTAAATGGATCTTTACACGCAAATAATATTATAATTGATGGCAGTGCAAATATAAATGATCTAAGTAGTAATCATATATATGTTGTTGATTTATCTTCCATAAATTCAACTATTACTAATTTAGATGCTTATTATGCAAATATAAATGATTTAAGTAGTAATCATATTTATGTTGTTGATTTATCTTCCATAAATTCAACTATTACTAATTTAGATGCTTATTATGCAAATATAAATGATCTAAGTAGTAATCACATATATGTTGTTGATTTATCTTCCATAAATTCAACTATTACTAATTTAGATGCTTATTATGCAAATATAAATGATCTAAGTAGTAATCATATATATGTCGTTGATTTATCTTCTATTAACTTCCATACAAATAATGCTAATATAACTGATTTATCTTCTATAAATCTAACTGCTATTAATTTAAATTCCAATATTGCTAATATAAATGATCTAAGTAGTAATCATATATATGTTGTTGATTTATCTGCAATAAATACATCTATCACTAATTTAGATGCATCTTATGCAAGTATATCAGATTTCTCAGCAAATAAAATATTTGTAGTTGATTTATCTGCAAATAATTCATCTATTATTAATTTATTAGCTAATTCACTAAAACCTACTACTATAATTGATCGATTTTCTTTAACAGGAAATAATGGACAGGTATTAACTTCTACTATAACTGGGATCGAATGGAAAGATATTAGTTCAAGTGGCGGAGGAGGTACTTCTTATTGGACATTAACATCAAGTGGTAGTGATATTACAAACAATAATAATAGTTTTAATGGTAATGTCGGTATAGGGATTGGATCTATAACATCCGTTCCATTTAAATTAGATGTATCAGGTGAGACTAGAATACAATCAACTAATATCCGTTTTGGTATACTAGCAGGGGATAACTCACAAGATTCATTTGCAATCGCTATAGGATATAATTCAGGACTCACAGGACAACATACAAGCTCTATTGCAATCGGTTATAAAGCCGGCGAGAATGATCAAAGTAATAATTCTATTGCTATTGGTGTTCTTTCTGGTAACTTAGAACAAAGAGCTAATAGTATTGCAATTGGTAATAGCTCCGGTAAAAATTCACAAGGATCCGGATCAGTTGCAATCGGTTTTGTTGCTGGACAATTTGCACAAGGTTCATCAGCTATCGCTATTGGTAATAGTGCAGGTATGGATACTCAAGGTATAAACGCTATCGCGATTGGTGTTTCTGCAGGTCATACTAATCAAGGACAATCCAGTATAGGTATAGGTGTTCAAGCAGGTGGCTATTTACAGGGTTCGGGCGCAATTGCTTTAGGTTTTACAGCCGGACGTGGATTACAAGGTGCTAATTCAATTGCTATCGGTGTAGATGCCGGTTTATCGGGCGAAAAGCACGAGGCAATTGCAATAGGTTATCAAGCAGGATTGAGTAACTTAGGAACACATTCTATTGCTATTGGAAGTTTAGCCGGACGAATTAATCAAGCTGCCAATTCTATTATCATTAATGCTACGGGATTAGATTTGAGCAGCATGGATGTTAGTGGATTATTCGTTGCACCTATTAGAAGAATCAATGGTATAACTCAATCACTCTATTATAATCCAACCACAAGTGAAATAGTTTATGGTGATATTTCTGGATCCGGTAGTGGAGTCAATTATTGGACTCTAACTAGCGATGGTAATGATATATTCAATAATACTAATAGTAATAATGGTAATGTCGGTATTGGTACGGGTTCAGTAACATCAGTTCCATATAAATTAGATGTTTCAGGTAGTGCAAGAATGAGATATATAATAGATATATTAGGATATAATGGAAGTGATAATAGTGTATTAATCGGTACAAGTAATGGAATCAAGTGGAGTAAGGATTTATCATTAAATTATTTAGATGTTTCTAATGCGAATATTCGAGATTTATCAAGTAATAAAATTTTTGTACAGGATTTATCCGCTATTGATTCAACAATTAGTAATTTAGTTGTTAATAATTATTTTAAACCGTCTATTATATTAGATCGATTTTCTAGCTCCGGATCAAATGGTCAAGTATTAACATCGACTATAACCGGAGTCGAATGGAAAGACATTAGTGGAGGTGGTGGTGGCGGTACCAATTATTGGACGCTCACTTCTGGCGGAGATGATATTGTTAACAATACAAATAGTTATAATGGTAATGTTGGTATCGGCACCGGTTCAGTAACATCAGTTCCATATAAATTAGATGTTTCCGGAAGTGCAAGAATGAGACATATAATAGATATATTAGGAAATAATGGAAGTGATAATAGTGTACTAATCGGTACTAATAATGGAATATTATGGAGTAAAGATTTATCATTAAATAAATTGGATGTATCAAATGCAATTATTCGAGATTTGAGTGCTAGTAAATTATGGACTAGAGATTTATCATCTACTAATTTAGAAACAAACACATTTATATCAACTAATGGAGTATTCAGTGATTTGAGTGCAAGTAAATTATGGACTCGAGATTTATCTGCAACTAATTTACAATCTACTAATGGACGATTTATTGATCTAAGTGCAACCAAGATATGGACTCGAGATTTATCTTCTACAAATATTCAATCTACTAATGGTATATTTACTGATTTGAGTGCTAGTAAATTATGGACTCGAGATTTATCTGCAACTAATTTTCAAACAAACACATTTATATCCAATAATATAATTGCTAATGATTTAAGTGCTACTAAATTATGGACTCGAGATATATCATCTACTAATTTTCAAACGAACACATTTATATCAAATAATATAGTTACTAATGATTTAAGTGCAACTAAATTATGGAGTAGCGATTTATCCTCAACTAATATACAAGCATCACGTGCCATATTTACTGATTTAAGTGGAACTCGCATATGGAGTAGCGATTTATCCTCAACTAATATACAAGCATCACGTGCTATATTTACTGATTTAAGTGGAACTCGAATATGGAGTAGCGATTTATCCTCAACTAACTTACAATCGAATAATGGTGTATTTAGTGATCTAAGTGCAACTAAAGTTTGGTCTAGAGATTTATCTTCTACAAATTTAGATATATCAGGTAACACTCGTATACAATCTATTAATATTCGATACGGTATTCAAGCCGGTAATATTAATCAAGGATTAAATGCTATTGCTATAGGTAGCCTTGCCGGACGTACTAACCAAACTGCACATTCTATTATCATTAATGCTACAGGATTAGATTTGAGTAGTATGGATGTGAGTGGACTCTTCATTGCACCAATAAGAAGAGTTACAGGAATTACACAAGCCCTCTATTATAATCCATCTACTAGTGAAATAGTGTATGCTGATGCGAGTAGTACAGGTAGTAGTACTAGCCAATGGACTACTACGGGGAATGATATATTCAATAATAATTCAGGTAATGTCGGTATCGGTATTACATCTTCTATTCTATACAAGTTAGACGTATCTGGTGAAACTAGAATTCAAACTGACAATATTCGATATGGAAGAAGAGCAGGTGATACTTTTCAAGGGTCCTATGCGATTGCAATCGGTTTTGAAGCAGGTCTATCCGGTGAACGTTCAGGTGCAATTTCTATAGGTTATCAAGCAGGTCAAAGAAATCAAGGAACTAATAGTATTGCTATTGGTGTAGATGCAGGTAGCACAGATCAAGATGTATCTGCTATTGCAATTGGTTCATTTGCCGGCTTTTTTAATCAAAGAAGTAATGCAATTGCAATAGGTCCAGGTGCAGGTTTCACAAGTCAGGGTGGTTCATGTGTAGCAATTGGTAGAAATGCTGGATTTAATAGTCAAGGCGTTAATGCTGTAGCTATAGGACTTAATGCTGGTCTATTTTCACAAGGTGGTTCATGTGTAGCTATAGGTCAAAATGCTGGTGCTACTTCACAAGATAACGATGCAATTGCTATTGGCAGAAGTGCAGGAGAAGGTTCACAGGCTGGTCTTGCAATTGCAATAGGAACCTCAGCAGGTAATACGTTCCAACGATTATATGGTATCGCTATTGGTGTATCTGCAGGGTTCAGCGGACAAGGAACAAGAGCTATAGCTATTGGTGCAGCTGCCGGTCAATCTAGACAAGGATCTTTTGCAATCTCAATAGGTGATAATGCAGGTCAAACATCTCAAGGTAGATTTGCAATTGCAATTGGTAATCAAGCAGGTGCAAGTATTCAAGATGCATCTTCTATTGCAATAGGTTCATTCGCCGGTTTTTCAGGACAAAGAAGTAATGCAATTGCATTAGGTTCAGCCGCCGGTTTTATATCACAAGGTCAATTTGCGATTGCTATTGGTACAAATGCAGCTCAATCATTTCAAGGAAATAATGCAATTGCTATCGGTAATAATGCAGGTAATTCTACACAAGGTCTATTTACTATTGCAATTGGTGACTCTGCAGGACAACAAACACAGGGATCCGGTGCAATTGCTATCGGTATAAATGCAGGTCAAAGAACACAAGGTCAAAGCGCTATAGCTATTGGTGAAAGTGCAGGTGGTGGAACACAGGGATCCGGTGCAATCGCAATCGGTTATCAAGCAGGAAATACTTTCCAAAGATCTGCAGCAATTGCACTTGGTATACAAGCAGGGTTTACAAATCAAGGAACAAATGCTATTGCTATAGGATATAGAGCAGGCAGAAGTAATCAAAGAGCATATTCTATAGTTATTGATGCTTGTAATAATGGTGTAGGAATACCTGATATATTTGGTGATATATCCGGTGCATGTTATATAAGACCTATTCGACAAGCACCTTCGAATCCATCTAGTTACCGTTTATTAATGTATAATGATATATCGTGCGAAGTTGTATGTTCAACCGTTAATGGAAGTACACAAGGTAAAACATTCATTATAGATCATCCCATATATTATGATAGGCATCTAGTGCACGCATGTTTAGAAGGACCCGAAACCGGTATATATTATAGAGGTTCCGCATATTTTAAAGAAAATATTACCGAATTAAATATACCACTTCCAAACTATGTTAAATCATTCGCATATGATTATACCGTATCAATAACACCTAAATGTTATAATGGACCAAATATATTTCATTTATCTGCAACGGATGTTATAGATGGAAAATTTACGGTTTATAGAATTCCATTATTAGGAGAAAAGACTTTATCACAAATATGTAGATTTGATTGGTTAGTTATGGCAAAACGCGGTGACATAGAAATAGAACCATATAAGAAAGATGTACAAATTAAAGGAGATGGTCCTTACAAGTATATATAAAAAAAATTATTATTATTAAATCGTTTTAATAATAACAATTCATTGAATATTTTTTATAGCAATAATAATAATGAGTAATAAAGGACGCTATTTTACACGCGAAATTAATACCGGTGGCGGAGGTGGCGGTACCAACCATTGGAGCGAATTAGGTAACAGTATATATAATAATAATTCAGGAAATGTTGGTATAGGTATAACATCATCCATAAATTATAAATTAGATGTATCCGGTGAAACACGTATACAAACTACAAATGTTCGTATAGGTAGAAATGCAGGTGCAGTAAATCAAGGTTTAAATTCTATCGCGATTGGAACCTTAGCCGGAAGAACAAATCAATCCAATAATAGTATAATTATTAATGCTACCGGTACTGATTTAGCAGGTAGTTCAAGTGGACTATATATTGCACCTATTAGAAATACTAGTGCAGGTAATACACAAACATTATATTATAATTTAACAACTAAAGAAATAACATATGGAGATATATCAGGCGGTAGCGGTGGAGGAGGTGGTACTAATTATTGGACCTTATCTTCTAGTGGTAATGATATATTCAATAATACTAATAGTAATAATGGAAATGTTGGTATTGGTACCGGTTCAGTAACATCTGTCCCATATAAATTAGACGTTTCAGGTAGTGCAAGAATGATAAATATTATTGATACTTTAAATAGTGATGGTAGTAATAATAGTGTATTAATAGGAACCACAAATGGTATAAGATGGACTCGTGACCTATCATTGAATAATTTAGTATCAACTAATGGTATATTTACTGATTTAAGTGGAACTAGGATATGGTCTAGAGATCTATCTGCAACTAATATACAAGCATCTCGTGGTATATTTACTGATTTAAGTGGAACTAGAGTATGGAGTCGAGACCTATCTGCAACTAATTTAGTTTCTATTAATGGTATATTTACGGATTTAAGTGGAACTCGAATATGGAGTCGGGATTTATCATCTACTAATTTACAATCAACTAATTTAGTTTCTATTAATGGTATATTTACGGATTTAAGTGGAACTCGAATATGGAGTCGAGATTTGTCTGCAACTAACTTACAATCAACTAATTTAGTTTCTACTAATGGTATATTTACTGATTTGAGCGGAACTCGAATATGGAGTCGAGATTTGTCTGCAACTAATCTTGATGTATCCGGGAATATTCGTATCCAATCTAGTAATATTCGATATGGTATTCAAGCAGGTAATATCAATCAAGGACTTAATGCAATTGCGATAGGAAGCTTAGCAGGACGAACTAATCAATCAGCTAATAGTATAATTATTAATGCTACCGGTACTGATTTAGTAGGAAGTTCAAGTGGACTATATATAGCCCCTATTAGAAATATTGTAGGTATGACACAAGCACTCTATTATAATACAACAACTAGTGAAATAGTATATGCTGATATATCAGGTGGTGGTGGAGGTGGTACTAATTTTTGGACTCTATCTTCTAGTGGTAATGATATATTCAATAATACTAATAGTAATAATGGCAATGTTGGTATAGGAACAGGATTAATAACATCAGTACCATATAAATTAGACGTTTCAGGAAGTGCTAGAATGAGAAATATTATTGATACTTTAAATAGTGATGGTAGTAATAATAGTGTATTAATAGGAACTACTAATGGTATAAGATGGACCCGTGATCTATCATTGAATAATTTAGTATCTACTAATGGTATATTTACAGATTTAAGCGGAACTAGAATATGGTCTAGAGATTTATCTGCAACTAATATACAAGCATCTCGTGGTATATTTACGGATTTAAGTGGAACTCGCATATGGAGTCGAGATCTATCTGCAAGTAATTTAGCTTCTATTAATGGTATATTTACAGACTTAAGTGGAACTAGAATATGGAGTCGAGATTTATCTGCAAGTAATTTAGCTTCTACTAATGGTATATTTACAGACTTAAGTGGAACTAGAATATGGTCTAGAGATTTATCTGCTACTAATTTACAATCAACTAATTTAGCTTCTACTAATGGTATATTTACTGACTTAAGTGGAACTAGAATATGGACTAGAGATTTATCGTCTACAAATATACAATCAATAACTATACTTGCAAATACGATTGATGCTAGTATTAACATTTTACAAAATAATGATAATTCTATAATATATCCATTATTTGCTCGAAATGCTGGTAATCAACGAATATTGATTGATACGAGTGCAGGTATAGTATTTAATCCATTTACAAATTTTATAGGTATTGGTTTAATAGATCCAAGTTATAATGTAGATATATCAGGTGAAACTCGCATACAAACTGATAATGTTCGTTTTGGTAGAAGAGCCGGTAATACTTTTCAAGGTTCTTATGCAATTGCAATAGGTTTTGAAGCGGGTTTATCAGGTGAACGTTCCGGTGCAATTTCTATAGGTTATCAAGCGGGACAAACTAATCAAGGTACTAATAGTATAGCTATAGGTATTCAAGCAGGTATATCTAATGAACAATCCGGTGCAATAGCTATAGGCTTTCAAGCCGGTCAATACGACCAAAGTAGTAATTCTATCGCAATTGGTGTGTTATCCGGTAATTTACAACAACGAGGTAATAGTATTGCTATAGGCAGTTCTGCAGGTAGAAATACACAAGGTTCCGGATCGGTTGCTATAGGTTTTGTTGCAGGACAATTTGCACAAGGTTCATCCGGTATTGCTATTGGTAATAGTGCAGGTATGGATACTCAAGGTACTAATGCTATCGCTATAGGTGTATCTGCAGGTCATACTAATCAAGGACAAGTAGGTATAGGTATCGGTGTACAAGCAGGAGGATTTAATCAAAGTTCCGGTGCAATTGCTATAGGTTTTACTGCAGGTAGAGGCTTACAAGGTAATAATTCTATCGCTATTGGTGTAGAAGCGGGATTATCAGGTGAACAATCAGGTGCAATTGCAATAGGTTTTCAATCCGGTAATAGTAATCAAGGTCGTAATTCTATCGCTATTGGTAGTTTAGCAGGACGAATTAATCAAACCGCAAATTCAATTATTATTAATGCTACCGGTGTTGATTTGAGTAGTATGGATGTGAGCGGTTTATTCATTGCACCAATTAGAAGAGTTAATGGGATAACTCAATCTTTATTTTATAATACATCAACTAGTGAAATTGTTTATGCTGATGGTGGTTCCAGTCAATGGACTAATTCGGGTAGTGATATTTATAATTCTAATGCAGGTAATGTCGGTATTGGAACTAATGGCCCTGCTGCATATAGACTAGATATTAGTGGTAATGCTAGAGTATCTAATCGTAGTTACGTTGGTAATAGTATTCATATAGGTAATACATCTAATATCTTACTATTTCAAGATACTAGTACTAATATAGATACTCTTGTGACTAGTTCTATTAGTTCGGTTATTGATATATTTCATACTGCATTTCCATATGGTGATACATCTAATGTTATTATTGATATTAGTTATGCAAATTGGGGTAGTAATAACGTTTCTACAATATTAGATATAATGACAGGTTCACGCTCATTAAATACATCACTTGGTGCCGGTATTGTATCCGGAAGATTATATGCTATGAATACTTCTGCGGGTGCCACATTTAATAATTTTAATGAAATTGGATTAACTACTAAAGATATATCATTTACTTATGTAAGTCCGGGTAATTATGGTTTGAGATTATCATTTAGGCCTACCAATCGCGCCGATATTGTTACCGGTGCTATTAGAGTAGTTAATATAACCGGAACTACACCAATACAAGCTATTTATAGTAGGCTATTTAATTCGTCAGGCGTATCAACTAATCCGGGTGGTCCTACATAGTTGTAAATAAATAATATACTATAAAAATAATATAGTATATTAATAGAATGAGTAATAATAATACATTTTTTAATTCGGATGTATTAATTAATGGAGATTTACGTGTTGCTACTAATAAATTATATGTTGATTCTACAAATAATCGTATAGGTATTAATAAAACACCCACCGCTTCTTTTGATATATTAGGTACTTGTTTATTAGGTGCTACTAGACTATCATATGGTGACCAAAATACGGGTGCATTTAATCAACAATCATATGCTATTGCTATTGGATATCAAGCCGCAGTAACTAATCAAGGCACTAATGCTATTGCTATAGGGAGTGAAGCAGGCGAGTTTAATCAAGGATCAAATGCTATTGCAATTGGTCGTATATCCGGACAAACAAATCAAGGAAATTTTTCGATCGGTATTGGTAGATCAGTTGGACAGCATAATCAAGGTGATTATTCTATCGCTATTGGTAGGGAAGCTGCAGTTACAAATCAAGGATCACACGCTATTGCTATTGGTTCTCAAACTGCACTAACTGATCAAGGTGAATATTCTATCGCGATTGGTGAAAATTTTAGCGATTTTCTACCATATGGTATAGGTATCAATGGTAGATGTGGTACTTATGGTATAGGAATTAATGGAGGTGCATCAGCTGCAAATAGTATTAGTATTGGTACTGCTTCTAATTCACGTCTCAATTCAATCAGTATAGGTGCTAATGTACCAGGTAATGATGGGATTACGATAGGTAATAACGCCGATATAGGTACATATGGGATTGCTATAGGAAGAAATGCCGGGTTTGATAGTGCACAATTTTCTATTGGGATTGGATCAAATGCTGGTGTACGTGAAAATTATGCGATCGCCATTGGTGCAAATGCAGGATTTACTAATCAAGCCGGTTTTAGTATTTGTATTAATTCAAGTACCTTTCAATCTAATTTAGCTTCAGCAAATGCTTATGGTATATCTATTGGTAATTATACGGGTCTTATTACAAGTATAGAATCTTATTGTATAAGTATTGGTAATAATACCGCAATTGATAGCCAAAATAGATACGCAGTTGCTATTGGTAGTCGAACCGGTCAAACTGCACAAAGTTCAGCTGCTATTGCAATTGGAAATGAAGCAGGACGAGGTACACAAGGTACAAATAGTATTGCTATAGGATTTCAAGCAGGTATATCAAATGAACAAAGTGGAGCAATTTCTATAGGTTATTTTGCGGGTCAAACTGCACAAGGTGCTAATGCGATCGGTATTGGTTTTCAAGCTGGACAAGGATTTCAACAATCAGGTGCTATTGCAATAGGTAGAACTGCAGGTGATAATGCACAAGGAACCTGCGCTATCGCGATAGGATATAGAACCGGTGAAAATACTCAAGGTGTAGGTGGAATATCTATAGGTTTTTTTGCAGGGTTGAATGTACAAGGAACTAATGCTATTGCTATAGGACAAAATGCAGGAGGTATCTATCAAGGAACAAGTAGTATTGCGATAGGTAGTTTAACGGGCTATGCTACTCAATCACTTGCTGCAATTGCAATTGGCAATAATGCTGGTAATGTTAATCAAGGAACTAATGCAATTGCTATTAGCTATCAATCGGGGTTTCGAAATCAAGGACAATATGCAGTTGCTATTGGTAATAATGCTGGTTTTACTAATCAAGGAACTAATGCAATTACAATTGGTATTGAAGCCGGATTATCTAATGAAGGTACTAACGCTATTGCCATTGGTTATCAAGCAGGTCAATTACAACAAGGTTCAGGCTCTATTGCAATAGGAGCTTTATCGGGTCAATCATTTCAAGGTATTAACTCAATTGCAATAGGTTATGGTGCAGGTAGATTAGGTTTAACTAATAATACTATAGTACTTGATCCACAGAATACTAGTATAACATATGCATCAAATAATTTTTATGTGGGAACTATTAGAAGCGATACAACAACAAATGCAAATGCATTATTATGGAATTCTTCAACGAAAGAAGTATTTTCTTCTAATACAATATCAAGTAATGCAAATGGTAAAACATTTGTTATACAACATCCAATATATAATAATAAATACTTAGTCCACGCATGTTTAGAAGGACCAACTGCTGATATATATTACAGAGGTACTGATATTATAACAAATGATAAATTTACTATTGTTAGTTTACCTGAATATGTATCATATATTGGTACTGATTTTACTATTAAAATTACAGGAATTTATGATGGCGAATTAAAAAAATATACGGTTAGTAAAATAATAGATAATAAATTTTATGTATATGGATCAAATGGATCTTTCTATTGGATTGTGATTGGAAAAAGAAACAATATAATTGTTGAACCATATAAAAAAGATTATTCTATATCAGGAATTGGTCCTTATTCGTGGATTAGAAAAATATAAGAAAATTAATATAGTATATTATTATAATGAGTAATACACTATTCAATGGTGATGTTAAGATTATTAAGAATCTAATAGTTGATTCTAATTTACTTTATGTAGATGCGAGTAATAATTATATTGGTATTAATACTAGAAATCCGACTGCATTATTTGATATAAGTGGATTTGTAATCACGCAAAGTATTACTGAAACACGTGCCGCTAGTTTAGGTTATCTTGCAAATGGAGATCCAAATATAACCGCGAGTGATAGAGATTCGGTTGCTATAGGTTATATGGCGCGACGAAATAATGGTGATATAAGTGGTATAGCTATAGGAAATAGTGCAGGTTATCAAAATCAGGGAAGAAGAGCTATTGCAATAGGCACTGAAGCAGGTTATGATAGTCAATCATTAGATAGTATAGCTATTGGTTATCAAGCAGGATATACAAATCAAGGAACAAGTGCAATTGCAATAGGCTATCAAACGGGATATATAGATCAGGGAAGAAATGCAATAGCAATTGGAACTAATGCCGGTTTTTTTAAACAAGATGCGAGCGCAATTGCAATAGGATATCAAGCAGGATTATCAAGTGAAGGGATGAATGCTATTGCAATTGGATATCAAGCAGGTATGTGGAATCAAGGAAGTGCTTCTATAGCAATAGGACATATTGCAGGTTGTACAAATCAATCAGCTAATAGTATAGCTATAGGTAATAATGCAGGTGCAATAAACCAAGATGTTTCGTGTATTGCTATTGGATATTTTGCAGGTCGATTACATCAAAATCAAGGTTCTATAGCTATTGGTACTAATGCAGGATTATCTAATGAAGGTATATATAGTATAGCTATTGGTTTTGAATCTGCTCAATATAATCAAGGAGACTATGCATTAGCAATAGGATATCAATCAGGGCAAATTAATCAAGGAAACTATTGTATATCAATTGGTCCCAACGCAGGACAATCTAACCAGCAAGATGAGGCTATTTCTATAGGTTTTGTTGCAGGACAAATAAAACAAAATTTAGGTTCTATTGCAATAGGTTCAATAGCCGGTAGAAACTCACAAGATTCAGGTGCTGTTGCAATTGGTGAAAGTGCCGGTCGTGATATACAAGGACAAAATTCAGTAGCTATTGGAACTGATTCCGGATTAGATAGACAAAAAAATGATAGTGTTGCAATTGGCTATTTAAGTGGCTATAGTGATCAAAGTGCTAATGCTATTGCTATTGGAACAGAAGCAGGTTTTACAAAACAAGGATTTTCATCAATTGCAATTGGAACGGATTCTGGTTATAGGAATCAAAAAAACTACTCGATTGCGATAGGTTCAAATGCAGGTTTTAATAATCAAGGTACCGAAACCGTTGCAATTGGTGAAAGTGCAGGCGTATCGAATGAAGGTATTGGGGCAGTTGCAATAGGATTTAAAGCTGCACAATATAATCAAGGGAGTTATTCTATAGCACTAGGTATAGAAGCGGGTGAATATAATCAAGGAATGAATGCTATAGCTATTGGTACTTATGCCGGTTCATTTACTCAACAATCAGGCGCAATCGCGATAGGTTATAATGCGGGTTTCAATAATCAAGGTATAGATTCTATTGCAATTGGTGAAAGTGCCGGTATATCGAATGAAGGTACGGGTGCAATAGCAATTGGATTTCAAGCAGGAGCATATAGTCAAGGCGCATATTCTATATCAATAGGTTACAATTCCGGAGTATATAATAAAGGCATCAGTACTATATCAATAGGTTCAAATTCAGGACAATACGAACAAAACGATTTTGCAGTTGCTATAGGCGAAAATGCAGGTATATCCGGGCAAAATATTGGAGCAATTGCAATAGGTACTAATGCGGGTGCATATAATCAAGGTAACTACTCTATCGCTATAGGTAATTTAGCAGGTACTACAAATCAAGCAGCACATTCGATTATTATTAATGCGACTGGAATTGATGTTAGTGGAAATGATTTAAGTGGTCTATTCATATCACCAATAAACGTTGCAGTAGGAAGTTCTCTTGGAATGTTATTTGTTAATCCAAATAATAATGAAATTTTTTACAGTTCAGGTAACAGTAATTCTACTAAAAATTTTATTATTGATCATCCTATATATAATAATAAATATTTAGTACACGCTTGTTTAGAAGGTCCTGAATCAGGTGTATTTTATAGAGGAATTGGAAATGTAACAAATAATAAATATACAACTATTAAATTACCTGATTATATTGATAAATTAGCAACAGATTTTACAATATTTGTTAATAGTATTAATAATAATAATATATATAAATCAACTGATATTATTAATAATCAATTTGATATATATGGACTAAATGGAGATTTCAATTGGATAGTTTATGGAAAAAGATTAGATATTATAGTAGAACCTAATAAAAGAGATTTTGAATTATATGGTACGGGTCCATATAGTTGGATTAATAAAATATAAAAAATAATGTAGTATATAAATAGAATGTCTAATACTATTTATAAAAATAATGTTTCTATTAATAGTTATCTACAAGTTAATGATACACTCTTATATGTAGATGTTTCAAATTCTAGAGTAGGCATAGGTACAATACCTTCATTAACTTCATTAGATATATCAGGTAGTATTAGAATTAGAACAAGTACTGCAAGATATGGTCATAATCCTAGTATTCTAGGTTTTAGTACATTAGCCGTAGCATTAGGTGTAAATTGTGCGCAAAGAAATGCAAACAGCTTCGTAGTAGCTATAGGTACTAATGCTGCAAATACCAACAGTGGAACTAATACTATTGCCATTGGAACCAATGCGGGTGCTAATACTATATCAACTACTAATCTTAATAGTAATGTTTGTGTAGGTACTTCCACCGGTTCTATAATAGGTCCTAATAATACATCCAATGTATTAATTGGATCTAGAGCCGGATTTAATAAAAGTGTTATAAATCAAACAATTTTAGCAGGTTTTAATGTAAATATTGGTGAAGAAGCAGGATTTACTGCACAATACAATCGTGCGATCGCAATAGGTTCAAATTCAGGAAGAGCTTCACAAGGCTCAAGTGCTGTTGCAATTGGTAATAATGCTGGATGTACAAATCAAGAATGGGAAGCCGTTGCAATAGGCTTAAATGCAGGTCAATTTACTCAAAGATCCGCAGCAGTTGCTATAGGTATAAATGCCGGCCTAACTAATCAAGGAACTTTAGCTGTAGCTATTGGTACTAATGCCGGTAGAACTAATTTAGCAGCTAGTTCAGTTGCAATAGGTATATCTGCAAGTACATCAAATGCAAATACTCAGTCTACATCTATTGGATATTTTGCAGGTGCTAATCGAATAGGTTCTTTTAGTACATGTATTGGTTTTATGTCTATGTTTGATTCTTCAAATGCACAATATTCAGTAGCAATTGGTGCTAATTCTGCTATGGTCGGGGCAAGAAGTAATACTATATCGATAGGATATAATGCAAATACAACAAACGTAGCAACCGGTGTAGTAAGCATAGGTTCTTTTGCCGGTTCAAATCAAGCTAGAGTAAATTCCGTTAATATTGGTTATTATGCAGGTTATTCTAATGCAGGAAGTAATTCAGTGAATATAGGTTATCAAGCAGGACAATTTAATTCACCTTCTTCCGCGATTAATATAGGATATCAAGCAGGACAATACGCATCTGGATTAGATGTAGCTATCGGTTATCAAGCAGGTCAATATTTTATACAAACTAATACTGTTGCTATAGGTTATCAAGCAGGTTTATCAGGTGAAAGATCCGGTGCGATTGCAATAGGTTATCAATCCGGTTTTATAAACGCAGGTGTAGATTCTATTAGTATTGGAAGACAAGCCGGTCAATTTAATCACGGAGAAGATGCGATTGGAATAGGTTCATCTGCTTGTTTTACCGGTTCAAAGTCAAGTGCAATTGGTATTGGATATAATAGCGGATATAATAATCTTGCGACGGATTCTATTGCAATCGGTAATCAATCATCATATTATAGTTCATCTAGTAATGCGGTTACTATAGGTTATAATACAGGCTATTCAAATGCAGGTATTAATTCAGTTTTAATTGGAAATGAAGCCGGTTTATCTAATGAAGTTACCGGATCTATATGTGCAATTGGTTATGAAGCATCACGATTATTAGCAAATACTAATTTGGTTTCTATAGGTTATCAAGCTGGTAATTTTAAACAAGGACCTAATTCAATAGCTATTGGTTATCAAGCAGGTCTATCTAATGAAATGATACAATCTATAGCCATAGGATATCAGGCCGGTCAAGCATCCGCATCTACAAATGGAGTATCAATTGGTTACCAATCAGGTCAAATTAATAAAGGTAGTGGTGCGATATCAATAGGTTATTTAGCAGGAAGAACAAATCAAACAACCAATTCAATTATTATTAATGCAACAGGTACTGATTTAAGTGATTGTGGATTTGAAGGTCTATTTATTGCACCTATTAGAACTGGTGATACTAGTGGTAATTTATTATTATATGATCCTACTAATAAAAACTTTGTTGCATCTACAACATTAAGCGACTTTAATAAAACCTTCGTTATTCAACATCCATTACACGATGACAAATATCTTGTTCATGCGTGTTTAGAAGGACCCGAAGCAGGTGTATATTATAGAGGGAAAGGTAAAATTATTAATAATCATATGACAACAATAAATTTACCTGAATATGTATCAAAAATAGCAACTGATTTTACTATATATATATCACCTATATATGATCCAAATAATGATACTGAACAGTTATATAATGTAACTAAAGTGGTAAATAATTCTTTCAATGTATATGGCTCAAATGGTTCTTTTTCGTGGATCGTATATGGTAAGAGATGTGACATTAATGTAGAACCAAATAAGGATGATGTTATCGTAAACGGAGAAGGACCTTATACTTGGATAACTCCCAAATAATAAATATAATATAAAATATTAACTATATTTATTATTTCTTTTGTATGAATACTCTATAACCTTTATTAATCATATCATAGTGATTATTATACTTATTTAAGAAATGTTGAACCCCATGTAATGGAATTTCTAGTATATTTTTATTAGTAAGATCATATAAACAATCATCAATAGCCATAATACCACCACTATCTAATAATTGCCAACTCAATAAACAATCAGTATAACAATCAATACACTTATGACTTCCATCAATATAAATAAAGTCATATTTCTTATTTTCTTTTATTAATTTTAATAACATATCGGTAGAATCACCTTTTAAATGTTTCATCCTGTTTTCCATATTTGCAAACTTAATATTTTCATAATATATTTTTTCAACATTTATTTTTTCCATATTTGCTAATGTTTGAACTTGTCCGTGTGTAGTAGTTTCCTCATTATAATTAAGCCATCTATCAATAGTAGTTCCATTACTATTTGGTAATAATTCTAACATTTTAATCATCGAGGTACCTGCATAACAACCAACTTCTAATAATTCACAAACTTCTTTATCTTTTAACTTCATTAATACATTTTTAAAAATGTCTATAGTATTAGGTGGTAAGTCGTGTGTCCAATTATACATACCTCCATAGTTTAATCCATTACTTTTAAATTTATCAGCCAATTTATAAACACTATTTTCATTAAATTTATATGCCAATACATATCCAATATTTGTTAATATATCATTCATATTATTATCGACATTTTCTATTATGATAACCGGACTATGTTTTAATATAATGTTCATTGCACCATTCAATATTTCATTTTCGCATCCTTCAGTATCAATCTTAATTAAATCTATATTTTCATTATAATTACTATCTATTATATCATCTAATCTTTTCATTTCGAAATCTACAATAACTGAGTCATTGATGAGAGTAGTATCTCTATTAATTCGTAAAGTACCCATATTAATACCCATATTTAGTACATCCATTTTAGGAAACCACATTTTATCGATATGTTTATTTTCATTACCTAATGCACAATTATACAATTCTACATTATGAACATTATTTATTAATAAATTAGAATTCAATATATTAAAAGTTTTTTTATATGGTTCAAATGATAATACTTTCTTAGCTAGTTTGGCCATTTTAATAGTATTCGTTCCAATATATGCACCAATATCGATTACCGTAGATTTATCATTAATAAATTCTTTAAATATATCATTCAATTCAGGTTCCCAGTCACCATTATTATTAATATGATTTGTAATATAATCATGTTTATATCCAATAAAATTACCTACATTATTAATACTTAATAATTTTTCAGTTAATTCACTATTGATATCGTTATATGTATTATATGCTTTACTTTCATCAGTTGTTCTATTAAGCTTTTCTAATAATTTTAATGCTTGAGCTTCCCAAGAATGTGTTAAAGCCCATTGGTGATTCTTTTCAACTAAAACTTCTTTTTCTTTACTATCTATATAAGTACAGATTGCATCAAATGCTCTATTTTGCCATTCAAGAGTTAATACATCACCTTCAATTGCAATACCTCTATCACCAACGGTATTTTCTAAAGCAGCTAAATTATTAGTAATTGCAAATGTTTTACTTAATGCAGCTTCTAATGCGGTTAAACAGAAAGTTTCTTTAAATTTGCAAGGATAAAACCAAATATCACTCATTCTCCAATATCTACCTAATGTTTGTTTATCAACCCATCCGTGTAATGTAATAGATTTTTCATATTTATATTCTTCATTGATCATACGGCGAATTTCAGTTAATTCTTCTTTATAATGAGTATTAGCCCATTGATTATTTAAATCAGCAAATATATGTAATGTAGCATCCGGATATCTTTGTAAAATATGAGGCCACATTTTTAATACTACTATTAAGCCACGATTAGGAAATGAAGAATATATGAAAGAATGTGGTATTTTCTTATCATATTCCCTGAATATGAAATTTTTAAAATCAATTCCATAATGTAATGGTGATATTATATTTTGTAATTGTGGAAAAAATGATTTGAAATAGTCACAATGCCATTCCGTTAAACAAAATATATTCTTCAATTTATTATTAAAAGGAATCATATTGCCACTCATAGTTAGATCGTGCACAACTAAATGAATATTTTTAACATAACCTATTACTGCAGGCATAATATATTCACTAAATCTACTAATAACGCAGTGTTCTATTTCCATAAGTGAAATATAATAAAAGAAAGCATCTAGTCTAATATATTTAACATTTTCAAATATTTCATCTTCTTCACAATTACAAAATACAACAACTTCATAATCACTATGTTTTGCAATATATCGTGCCATTTCAATAATATAAGTTTCCGATCCACCAACTCCCTCTTTTAATATACTTGAACCTGACCATTTTTTAAACCCACCATCTGCAACAAATGCAAATACTTTTTTTGGTGGAATAATAGGTGTTGGTTGTAATGGTTCCATTCTATTAATAAAACGAAACATATTATAATAATCAACCATATTTTGATATTGATCATCATTTCGGTTATTATGTTGTAAAAATAATTCACACGCCTTTTGTCCTAATTTATAATCTTGAAAGGTATAACACAATTCAGCTAAAAACTTAGGTAAGAAATGATAAGATAATGTAGGTTTTAAACTATATTGTCTATGTATTGGAAAACCTATTTCAAAACCACGTTTCATATATTCATAAGCGACCTCTTTATTACCTTCTAAATAATAATGTATACCTAAAAAGTATGATGCTTCAGGTCGTTGAGGATCCCATTCGTGTACTAATTTATACCATTTTTCACATTCACTCCATGGTTTATTCAATTTAAAATTATACATTCTTGTCATTTCAAATAAAGCATCTATCTTTTCTTGATCAAAACCTTCATTTGGATGAAATGCTCTCTTATAAAACCATTCAGCTGCTTTTTCATATTCTTCTAATAAATTGTATGTTTGTGCAATATAATATAAATGTCTAGGATTATCAGGTTCTTCTTCAATCATATCAAATAGGCACTGTAAATCATATTTTTTTCTATCCATGGTTCTCTTTTCCATATAATCACTTCTTAAATCTAATATCCAAGATTTGTGTGCAGGAATAACTACATTTATATTATTGTGTCCTTGTATAACTTCGTGAATAGTATATATATATCTTAATTTATATTGTGTTATAGTAATACGATTTGAGTAATATTCAGTATCATTACTTTTAATTAAAAGACTAAATGAATCTGCAAATTGGTCACTACGAACGGTATTTAAAAAATCACGTAATTCACCTTCAATAACATAAGTATCATCTAACATCATGTTATATTTACACTTCATACCTGCTAATTCTAAACAACGGTTACGACTTTCACGAAAATTAATAAATGGTTCTTGATACAATTTGCCCTTCTTTTTACCGACTAATATATTATTAATATTATCTAATGTTTCATCAGTACTGCCGGTATCTAATATAGTCCATCTATCAATAATAGGTAAATTACGTTCTAACATTTCTTTAAAATCATTACCTCCATTTTTAACCATAATACATAAATTAATTAGATTATCATAATCTAATTCATTATCTTTGATATAATAATGAAATTGCTCTAAAAATCGTGTATGAATACTATCATTCAAATAAAGATAATATTCGCTATTTGATAATTTATAATTATTTTTAAGATTTTGATCAAATGTAGTTAATAAAATTGGTTTTGATTGAAGTAACAAAATTAAATAGTCATTATTAAAATGATGTAAATATACAATTTGTTCACTATTAAAATTTCTAACTTCATTTATAATTTCAACTTTATCTTGCATTTTTAATTCACTTATATTAAGAGACGTATTCGCAAATTCATCAATATTACCATCATTTAAAATATATATCTTATTAAAAAAAGGATGACACTCATTCGACATAAATGAACTATATTTTAAATCACATAAGTATAATATAGGATTTTCAATAATTTCTGCCAAGTCATATAATAATCCGGAATATCTTTCTAATTTACCTAAAATAGGATATAATTTAAGACTATTATATTCATCGTGACGAAATGTTGGAAAATCTTCAGGATTACATTGATAGGTTTTTTTATTGAAAGTGAGCATTGAAATATTTATGTTTATAATAGATATTTCAATTATCTTCTATACGCATTTTTATGAAGTATAAGATAGTCCACCCATACCATTTATAATTTTTAATACATTATAATTAACACCATATATTCTTATTAATCTATAAGTAGTATTATCAACTATAGTACTATTATCTAAATTTATTAATAATAATGTATTATCTAATCTACTAAAATTGCATGTACCTGATGGTTGATGTTCACCCGGATTTAATGCAAATGAATATACGTGAATATATGGTAATCCGGTAGTTGCACCGGAACTATTATGATATTGAAAACGTTGTACTTTAGTAAAATATGTACCATTTCTTCTTGAAAATCGATCTTGACCATTGAATTGTAAAACTGCATTATTACATAATTCAAAATTATCAATATTATAAGGTACATTATCAGAAGTATCTTGTATAACCCATACAAGTTCTTTAACCGGATGATAAAACTTGAAATCAGCATCAAATCTGGTATCAGTAATTTGAATAGGTTTTGATTCATACATTTGTAATTGATCAATTAAATATTGATGAGTATTATTCATAAATAATCGACGTTCATCTGTATCTAGAAAAAAATAGTCTGCGTATATTTTTACACTAGAAATACCGGCACCACCATATACTTTAGAAGCATCTTTAAATTGAATAATTAAGCGACATTCGCTATATTGTAATGCAATTAATGGAATAGCTAGTCCGGGATTTCTACAAAACCAAAATTGTAAAGGAATATATAATGTATCATTAGTAGTAGATATCATATCATCTAACATTTGTAACTTATCAATTGGATAATTTAAGTCACACCATATAGCCATCCATTCACCATATTGTCGATCGATTAGTTGACTACCTATTTCAAAATCGATATAATCGATTAGTTGATATCCGTAATATGTACTTATAATATAAGGATCATTCATAATAATTTCAAGGAAGATAGTTGATAATAGTTCACCTTGTAATGGAATTTTAGTGATTATACGTGAGCCCATATTAATATCAAAATCGTTATCATATATATTGACGGATTCGATAGAAAAATTGGAATGGCGACGATAAATAAATTTAAAATATGTTATTTGTGGATTACCCGTTAAATAAATATCTTGAGCACCATATGCAGTAAGTTGTAGAGTAGCACCCGGCATAAAGTAGAATTTATAATATACACATTTTTTATTATGATAAATTTATTGTATAATATTATAAATTCATTATGAATAATAAAAAATCACAACATAATATTATATATTTACCGAGTGAGCAATTAATAAATAATTTCGTAGAAGATGTAGTTAAATATATAACAAATGGAAAAAATGATACAAATTATATAATAATCGGCGCAAATTATTTATATTTGGAAGAAGAATTATTAGAAATAATAAATGCAATGAGAAATAATGTTGAACTCTTTATAGAAAAAAGTTCTAATAGTATAAAACTATTATTGGATATAGATTTTAAATGGACACTTATATATGGTTATAAGATATTAGTAAAAAAAGAACATAATAATTATCATCATTTTGTGATTTATCGTCAAAAAATAAAAATTTTATATTTGACGGACAAGACGAATGATTTATTAGAAAGTTGTAAAAAATGTATATATCATTATTGTAAAAAATTTAATTATACTTTTATACATCAACATTCAAAATATTTCAATACATTTTTCAATAGATTAGAATATACATCACGTAATATATTAGATGATGAATATGTATGTGTATTATATAATTATAGTTATATAGTAAATTATGATTTAACTTTAACGGATATTATACGTATATTATGTTTGGATAAATTTACTGTATTATTAGATTATGCAAATAAGAAATTATTAAAACATAATTTTATGATAAGAAATTCAAGAAGATTGATAGATATAGTTAAGGAATTAAAATATTTTGAAGATGATGATATAAAAATGGAAAATTATATAAAAGATTGTTTATCAACTGAAGTTAATATTTCATCAGTTCATTCTTATATAAATAAAAAAGGGGGGTATTATACTCGTGCAGGATTTTTAGATTTAGTTCATACGATGAATGATTATAAAGATGAAGAGTATGAGTATGATATGATGAATATAATACATAAACATATGGGATGCAATAATACAAATAATTTATGTTCAAATGAATCGTTTTTCAGTATTGTAGGTAAAGTATATACAACCGGAAGTATGGTAAGTGGATGTAATGGAACGATAACATTTTTGAAAGATAATAGATTATTATATCCATTAAGTGAAGAGTATGGTAATTATAAAAAATTGAATAATTATTCGTATGAAATATCATTAGATGGGAAAAAATATATATTAATATTTTTTAATAATTATAAACAATATATAGGAACTCAAATAGATAAAATAGGGGATGCAATTGTAGGAAATCTATTGCGTTAAATTAAAATAAAAGTAAAAATCATCAAA